GTAAATGTCGGTTGCTCTTTACCACATGGTCATATAGAAGAATATGCTAAGTTAAATATGAATGGTTGGTCTTGGTGTATTACTGAGTTAGGCATTTGGGATAACCATATCCAAGAAGTAAATTTTATTTCTATGGATAGATTGGAGAGAGAATATGATTAAAAATATTTGGAATAAAATAAACTTATACTCTTTAAGCAAAAGAGGAAAGATTGCAGTAGCTGCATTAGCAATTATTATTATTGTTCTTATAGTTGGTTGGGCTGCATAAATGTTAGGTGGATTGCCAGTAGAAATGATTACTATGCTAGGAAGTTCAGTTCTTGGTGGAGTAATGTCTATATGGTCACAATCTATTAAAGCAAAACAAGATCAACAAAAAATGTTATTGGCTAGAGCTGATGCTCAAATGTCATACATTGATAAAGCTAGATCTTATGAGAATAAAGGCTTTCAGTTTACAAGAAGGATCATTGCATTAACAGCTGTGTTCTTTATTATTGCTTGGCCGAAGTTAGCACCTGTATTTTTTGATACTACGGTTGTTTTAACTTGGACAGAATTTACTAGAGGGTTTTTATTTTTAATTGAAAAGAAAGAGATCGTGATGGATAAAACATTTAATGGTTTAATTATTACTCCATTAGACACACATTTGATGTCAGCGATTATTGGACTGTATTTTGGTGGGAGTTTAGTTAAAAAGTAGCTTATATTTGAGCATACAGAGGTTAATTATACAGTTTAGGTAGAATCATACACGAGAGTTTCATCTTCCTCCCATTGATGAAAAAAAGGGGGTTTATGTGCGTTCACTCACATTACCCCCTAATTTTAATGATCACGATGTAATTGTATAGGATAAATTACAAAAACCTATGGCATCACATCAAATAGGAAACGAAAGGAGAAACCTATTCATGTCTAATCATTAAACCTTTTGTTATAACATCTAATACAATACCAATCACAACTATCAGCTCTATTCTGATTAGTAGGTATGTATGCTATTAGATTGTCTTGTAGATATTCTTTACTACAATCAGCACATTCATAAAAATTAGAATGGGATATCTTCTGCTGGATCTTCTGTTCTAGCGTTTGTTTGCGATTGAACTTTAGAACTTGAGCCATCTTTGCCCCCAATCATTTTTAGAATACCTTTGAATCTAGGTATAATAATTTCTGTGGTGTATTTAGTTTCACCATTAAGATCATATTGTCTAGTTTCTATTTGACCTTCAATGTATAGAGTAGTTCCTTTCTTTACATATGTTTCAATAGTCTTAGCAATGTTAGGATCCCAACATACAACTTTATGCCATTGTGTTTTTTCTTGCCACTCACCAGATTTATTTTTAAATCTTTCTGAAGTAGCTAGAGAAAAACCAGCAAACTTTTCTTCTCTGGTAGAAATTTTTACTTCTGGATCGCTACCAACACGACCTAGTAATATTACTTTATTAATCATTTAGACCTCCAATTAAAGTATCTACTGAGTTCTTAATTCTAAGTAACTCATAGTGTATATCTGCTTTACTCATTGTAGCAGATAAATCTGTTTTGTCTTGAGTTTGTTCATTACTATCTACGTTTTGTATAAACGCATTTATAAAATGAAACAAATCCATTTCACCAACTAATTTATATTCTTTTTTACTTTTAGAATAATATTCAGCTTGTAATGGTGGGTGTAAATTTAATGGTAACTTATGTCCTTGTAACACCAGGCTATGTAATAATTCATTTACTTTCATATTTATCCTTTCTTATGTGTGTAGGCATGGAGAACATTGCCCAACAGCTAACCTACACACCGTACCCCTAGCTGTGGGCGACTATACTGTCTTAGTAACTTTACTTGGATCTACTTTTCCTGAGTATTTTTCTTCTAAATTTTTCACATATTTAGAATCATCAAACTTACCCATAAATATATCAGAGCAAAGTCCTAAGTGACTGAACGCTTTTGTTAATGCATCAGTCATTGCTTTCTTTGGTGCTTCGTCATCTAATGCACCAGTTTTTCTATACATTTTAAGTGGTGAACAAATAGGCCCATAGAAATCCCAAAAGCCTTCTTTGTTTTTATTTGTTGCAACAGATACTTCTGCAGCTACAACAGCAGTTTGATTAGTGTCCATACCATGATAACTGTAATCAACTCGGTATGTCCAGCCAGTACCTACTGGGCCAAACTGTTCTGTTATTTTCATAATCTGCCATTGTGGATCAATAGTAGTTATGTCACCAAAACCTTTGTTAATGCGTTTGGTAAATCTAGGATCAGTTTCTTTTAAACTATCCCATACATTTCTATTATCTTTCGTCATTGTACCTCCATACTTTAGTGTTGCTACCGAAACTATTTTTTCTTCTGTCACCAGAATCAATTATATATTGTAATAATTTTAGTTCAGTAAATCTTGGTCTAATTGATAATATACTTTCAGATAATATTTCTGCTACTTCTTCAGGTGTAGCTCCATAGTTACCTTTTCGTTTTACTATCTTTAAACATTCTGTACGCAGATTAGTTGATCTAGAATCAATTTTTTCTGCTGCCTCTTTGCTAGTTGAGTTTTCCTTGTAACCAGCTGTCAGAGGATATTTCTTCTCCAAAGTGTAACGCGATGTCATGTTCATTTTTAATTTTCCCCATTAGATCAAAGTCAACATATTCTGGTGGTGTAATATCATTCATTACATGAAACCAAAATAAGTGACACGCTATTTCTAGTTTTTGTTGAAAAGGCTTATCCCTTTCTATTGTGTATACTTTATAGTTATGATTACCATAAAGCACAGATAACACAGCTTTAGAAAAACCTGTGACTATCATATAATGCTGCACTTGGGCATAATATCTTTCTATTAATTTATCTTCTTTAGTAAACGGATTTGTATGTTTAGCTTCAAAGACTTTGCCTTTTGCAACACCATCTAGACTACCATAAATATATTCATATTCAGGGTGTGTCCAAACACTATTTATATTAACAACCCTTTCTCCAGTAACTTCTTGATACCAGCGTCTGTTGAACTCCTCGGTAAATATTCCAAGTTGAACTGGCAGTACACCTGAAAGATCTTTTCTTTCGATCTTTCCAATTTTCTCAAGCCAAAGGTCTTTCCATTCACCATTTGTAATACGCACTGCATCAGTACCTCCAATGCCTGTTGGTCGTTTGGGTTGTTCAAGTTTTCCATTTCCTTTTCCCATCTAGTCAGAGCTCCTCTCTCTAATTTGTTGTCGTCTGTATACATTTCGTTGATCTCTTGCCAAATCCCTGTCTGACTTCCCATGATTATACCTCCTCCATATATAGTTTTCTATTGGTTTTACTTTACGATTGTCAGCCACACGCTGGCTCGTATAATGTTTGGCAAAGTATCTATACATATCTGATTCTAGATATTGTATAGCTAATACCATAACAAAGTTTTGAATAGATCTTTTACGATCTATGTGGTCTGAGTGTTTTAAGGGTAGTTTTATTTTCAACTTCTTGAACTGCCCTTCTAATGCTTTCAGCAAACTGATTCCCATATTCACCTTCTAATATATTTGTTAAATACCAAATTGCTTTTAGTACATCTTGTTCTTTATTTTTGTATCGGTGTCTGCGAATATATTTTACAGCATTACCTTCACACCAATTAAGCTTCCATGCATTAATTAATTCAGTTAGTTCTGGTTTGTTATTACTATAATAACTTGGACTTGTTTTATTCATATTTTATATATTACCTCATCATCTGTTAGTTCTCTTGTTGTTACATTATGTTCTTTTAATATTTTATTTATATCTTCTACTTTAAGATCTTTATCATAAGAATAAACTACAAAAGATTTTTCATAAACTTTTGGATAATCTTTTTCATCTATCATTTCTTCCCCCATTCATTAAGATGGCAATTACCACAATACCAATATGTGCCATTGCCATATACTAAATCAACACCTTTGCATTTACAGCCTTTAGGTTGATTTTGTTCTTTATATATAATTTTAGATTGTGGTGTTAATGTGTCGAAGTATGTACCGACTAAGATTCTATTTTTTGTTGATCTTTTTTTTCTTTTAATATTATTGTACATTCAAGTGCATTGGCCCAACAACAAAACAGAAATCCACTTGGTTTTCTAATACCTACTTCCCATTTTGATACTAAACCTCTAGCACAACCAATCATATCATCAAGCTTTGATTGCGATAATCCTAGTTTTTTTCTTTGTTCTACAAACTGAGGTATTACACTATCAAAGAATATTCCTAATTGTTTATTAGACATAGGTTTTAATATCTGAATGTAGTTCGGTTTGTCAAGA